TGACCATACCATCTGGTAAGTTTTATTTTGAAGGTATTATAACTTCAACAACATCTGGTTCTATAGGTGTTAATTTTGGTTTGGCTACAGCAGCTAACCCATTAAATGTTGGTGGTAATAGTAATACCGCATCATATAGTGTAGATGCAACATCATCATCTAATGTTCTTACTGCTGGTTCTCAATCTGGTTCTGGTTCTACATTTACAGCAGGAGATGTTTTACAAATTGCTATAGATAGAGATAATAACAGAGCATGGTTTGGTAGAAATAACACTTGGTATAACTCAACTCTTGCAGCTACTGGCGACCCTGTTGCTGGCACTAATGCTACATGGTCATCATTACCAGCTGACTTATTTCCTTTTATTAATACATATAGTCAAACAGTTAATTTTAACTTTGGTCAAAGACCATTCACATACACACCACCTACAGGGTATTTGGCGTTGAATACTTTCAACTTGCCAAATCCAACTATATTACAGGGTAATAGGTTTATGGATGCAACTACATATACAGGTAATACTACAGGTCAGACTATTGTAAATCAAGGACAATTTAAATCAGATTTAATTTGGATTAAATCAAGAGGGTTAGCACTTGACCATGTTCTTACTGATTCTGTAAGAGGAACTAATAAGTATTTAGTTTCAAATAACACTACAGCTGAAGGAACATATAGCACAGGAGTAACATCGTTTAACTCTAATGGATTTACATTAGGTTTTGATACTGGCGCTTTTAATGGAAACACAACTTATGTTGCATGGCAATGGCAAGCTGGACAAGGTTCAACATCATCTAACACACAAGGCTCTATTACATCTACTGTATCTGTAAATGCAACTGCTGGGTTTAGTATTGTGACTTATACAGGAACAGGAAGTGCCTCTACTGTAGGTCATGGACTTGGTGTTGCGCCAAAAATGATTATTATTAAACGTAGAAATGGTGTTGTAAATTGGCCAGTTTTTAATATAAATATTGGAAATCAATTTTTCTTGCAATTAAATACAACAGACAATGCAACAAATCAAAATGTTATACCTGGTGGAAATTGGTGGAATAATACAAATCCAACATCATCAGTATTTAGTATTGGAACAATTGGCGACAACAATGCAAATGGTGGGACATTTGTAGCCTATTGCTGGGCAGAAATAGCAGGGTTTAGTCGCTTTGGTTCTTATGCTGGTAATGGTAATGCTGATGGGCCATTTATTTTTACAGGTTTTAGGCCTAAATGGATTATGATTAAAAATATAACAACAAGTGGTTTTGGTGGATGGCTAATATTAGATACATCTAGAAACACTTCTAATATTGCTAATTTAGGCTTGGCTGCAGACATATCAAATGCAGAATTTACTGTCCCATATGCTGACATTTTATCAAATGGTTTTAAAATGCGTATTGTAGATAACGCTGTAAATGCATCAGGACAAAATTTTATTTATGCAGCGTTTGCAGAACATCCATTTAAAAATAGTAACGCAAGATAACAGGAGAACACATGGCACATTTTGCACAACTTAACGAAGAAAACATAGTAACACAAGTCATTGTAGTGGCTAATCAAGACACAGCCGATAAAGACGGTGTAGAGAACGAAGCAATTGGTATTGCGTTCTGCACCAACCTACTCGGTGGTAATTGGAAACAAACATCTTACAACGGTAACATCCGTAAGAACTATGCTGGTATTGGTTACAAGTATGATGCAGAGTTAGACGCATTTATACCACCTCAACCTTACGCTTCATGGTTATTAGATGAAACAACAGCACAATGGAAAGCACCTGTAGATTATCCTACAGACGGTGGTCGCTACACATGGAATGAAGAAACTACAACTTGGGACAAAGTAGAGGTAGAATAATGACTCCTGATCAACAAAAAGAAGCCATTAAAGAGGCATTAGAAGAGTGGTTAGATAAACAATTTACCAAGTTTGGTAGATGGTCTCTTCGTAGTATTGGGGCAATAGCTCTAGCGGCATTAGTGTATATGTGGGCTATGTCGCATGGCTGGTCAATCAAGTAAAGAGCTTATTACTGAGGCATCTATTAGAGCAATCTATGAGATGCTAACAAAAATATACCCATTTAATACATGGAAGCTTCCTTCATCTCGAAAGATTAAGTTTGTAGTTGACCATAAAATAGACCTACTAGGTCAGATGCACATGAAGCCATTTAAAATGGTTATTGGTACAAAACACCAAGAGCATTTTATAACAGTTGTAACTACTATTGCACATGAGATGGTTCATCTAAAACTTTATTTAGATAAAGATCCTTCTTATAATGTACATAGAAAGAGTTTTAGAGAGAAGGCAGAAATAATAGGTGAACTATTTGGTTTTGATAGAAAGGCACTATGAAACATTTAATATATTTACTTTTAATATTAGCAACACTATTTTACATCCATAAAGCTGAAGCAGAAGAATACATGGTTATGCAGTATAACGAGAATGTTCGTATTGTTCTCTCTAAAGAGAAATGTCCTACAAAAGGATTTAGAGCTGTAGCTCAAAGAATAGATAAGCAAGTAATGAAAGCTTGTTGGTCTCCTAACGGAAACTTAATTAATATTCAATGGGAAGGTGGAGACTTTAGTGAGTTTCCTGTAGATAGATTTTATCCAGTAGAGGTGAAATAATGGATCCAGTAACGATATTAGCAGCATTAGGACCTTTAGCAGTAGATTTAGGTAAGTCACTTATCAATAGATTTGTAGCTCCTGATCAGTTTAAACCAGCTACTATAGAGCAATATGCTCAAATGAAGCAGATTGATTTAGAGTTCTTTAAAGTCATGAATGAAGCTGGTGGTGGTAATCCATCTTACCTATGGGTAGAAGCTATTGTTAGGTTAATGAGACCTATCATAGGGCTTCTTGTGCTTTCTACATGGGTAATTATGCACCTACAAGGTACTTCTACTCCTGAAGTAGATAACTTTGCAAGTGCTGTAGGGTTCTATTTGTTTGCTGAACGTAGTCTATTCTATGCTAAGAAGAAATGAAGTTAAGTCCTAATTTTAACTTACAAGAACTTACTTTCAGTCAAATAGCAGCAAGAAGAGGGATAGATAATACTCCTCCTCCTAAAGTAAAAGATAACTTAGAAAGACTTGCATTCTTTTTAGAGCAAGTGCGTAAACTATTTAATAAACCACTCCTGATTAGTTCAGGATATAGATCGAGGGAAGTTAATGAAGCAGTGGGTGGAAGTAAAACATCACAACATTGTGAAGGATGTGCAGCTGACTTTAATGTCAAGGGAATGTCTCCTAATGCTGTGGTCAGAGCCATTGTCGATGCTAATATACCTTACGATCAGGTCATACTAGAATTTGATAGTTGGATACATATTTCTATCCCAACTGTTAAAGGAGTAGCACCAAGGAAACAAGCTTTAATTATAGATAACAAAGGTAAAAGAAACTTTAACTAAGAGGAAATAATTATGCCAATGGTCGGAATGAAAAAATTTAGTTACACATCTAAGGGAAAAAAAGAAGCTAAAGAGTACGCAAAGAAAACTAATAAGAAAATGGTTTCTAAACCTAAAAAAACTGGTGCAAAGCGTGGCTACTAAGCAAGGACTCTATGCTAACATCCATGCTAAGCGTAAAAGAATAGCAGCAGGATCAGGTGAGAAGATGCGTAAGGTGGGGGCTAAAGGTGCTCCCACTGCTAAAGCATTTAAACAAAGTGCTAAAACAGCGAGGAAGAAATGATTAAAAAAGGCAAAGAAACTTTTAGTGGTTTTAATAAACCAAAGAGAACTCCAAGCCATCCTACTAAAAGCCATGCAGTGGTTGCTAAAGTAGGTGAAAAAGAAAAGTTAATTAGATTTGGTCAACAAGGTGTAAGTGGTGCAGGATCTGCCCCTAAAACAGCTTCTGAGAAAGCTAGACAAAAGTCTTTTAAAGCAAGACACGCTAAGAACATAGCAAAAGGTAAGATGTCAGCGGCATATTGGGCTGACAAAGTAAAATGGTAATAAATTAGTTGACAAATAACCATTCTTATGGTATAATTGTTGTATATACTGGGAAAATAACACATGACTTATTTAGAAATTGTCAATAAGGTTTTAAAAAGATTAAGGGAACCTACAGTGGCTTCTGTGAATGAAAATTCATATAGCTCATTGATTGGTGACTTAGTTAATGTCGCTAAGCGAGAAATTGAAGATGCTTGGAATTGGTCAACTTTAAGAACAACTCTTACAGCTACGACTGCTCCTGATCTCTTCAACTATGTGCTTCGTGGTGCTGGAACTCGTTTTAGAGTTATTAATGTTGTAAACGATACAGACAATGTCTTTTTACAGCCAAGAGATAGTAGATGGTTTGAAACAAACCTATTGATGGTTCCTGTACAAAAGGGAAGTCCTTTCTACTATAACTTTAACGGTGTAACCACTTATGGTGATACACAAGTTGATTTATTCCCTGTACCTGATACAGCTTACACAATTCGTTTTAATGTGGTGATGCCACAAGATGATTTAACAGAAGATGCTGAAGTAGTACAAATACCTTATACTCTTCTTATTGAAGGTACTCTTGCAAGAGCAATTGCTGAGAGAGGTGAGGATGGTGGAAACCAAGATCAAGAAATGCGTTATAGAAATATGTTAGCAGACTTAATTGCAATTGAAGCTGGTACTCGTCCTGAAGAAACTATTTGGTATCCCCAATAATGGCTGGAACATTAAAGACTACTTCTATAGCTGCACCTGGATTCATGGGTTTAAATACCCAAGACTCTTCTGTTACACTTGAAAGTGGTTATGCTTCTATTGCTACTAATTGTGTCATTGACAAATATGGTAGATTAGGTGCTAGAAAAGGTTGGGATGCTGTTACTACAAATAATGGTACATTAAATGATAACCAAGCTATTGGTAGTATATTTGAATTTAAAGAGATAGATGGTACAATTACTTATTTATCTGCTGGTGGTGGTAAACTATTTTCAGGAACTGAGACTCTAGTAGAGCATATTCCTAAAGCAGCAGACCAAACAACTAATGCACCTATTACTCCTACAGATGATAGATGGCAATTTGCAGCACTACCTGAAGGAAGTGGTATTACAGCCTCTTCATATGGCTTTGCAGCACAAATTGGTAATCCATTTTTGGTATGGAGAAAGTCATCTCATTCAGGTCCTTACATCTTTCAAAGAGTAGGTGACTATGGAACTAAGCCAACAGGTGTTACAACATTTGACCCTGATTGTGTATTAGCAGCTTTTGGTAGAATATGGACAGCTAGACTAACAAGTAATAAAGTTAATCTATATTATAGTAGATTATTAGATGGAGCAGCATTTACTGGTACTGGTTCAGGTTTATTAGATATTAGCTCTGTAGTGGGTAATAATGATGAGATTACAGCATTAGCTTACCACAATAGTTATTTAGTTATATTCTGTAAGAATCATATTGTTATCTATCAAGGTGCTAATGATCCATCTACAATGACATTGGCTGATGTAGTGGTAGGTGTAGGATGTATAGCAAGAGATTCTGTACAAAGCACAGGTACTGATTTAATATTCTTATCCAAGAGTGGTGTAAGAAGCTTTAACAGAACAGTGCAAGAAAATACAATGCCTCTTCGTGAACTCTCTTTAAATATTAGAGATGACTTAGTAGGATATTTAGCAGTTGAAACTGTGGAAAATATTAGAAGTGCCTATTACGAAAAGGATGCTTTCTATCTTCTAACATTCCCAGGTTCTAAGATTATGGTCTATTTTGATTTAAGACAAGTACTACAGAATGGTGCTGCTAGAACTACATTATGGAATAACACAGCTGGTACAAATTACACAGCATTTTGTTCTACCGAGGATAGAGAATTATTTATAGGTCTTCCAGGTAAAATTGTTAAATACAATGGCTATTTAGATGGTAATGCACCATATAATATGCAATATTATACTTCTAGTTCTGATTTAGGTAGTGCTACAACAAATAAAATGCTTAAAAAAGCATCATTAGTACTCATAGGTAGTGGTGATCAAGACTTCTCATTTAAGTATGGTTATGACTATACATTAAATTATACTTCACAACCTATTAATAGAAATTTAGGTTCAGGTATATATAGTACTTTTGGTAGTACTTTTGAGTATAATATAGCTAAATATTCTTCTGTAGGTATTGGTGTTAATACAATTACTGTACCTTTAGGTGGATCAGGAAAAGTAATACAATTTGGAGTTGAATCAGAGATTAACGATAATCCAGTGTCTATTCAAAAAATAGATGTTTATTTACAAACAGGGAAAATGATATAATGGCAAACTATACCAAGTCAACTAACTTCTTAGCAAAGGATTCATTAGCTTCAGGAGATCCAGCTAAAATTATTAAAGGTTCTGAATTTGATGTAGAGTTTAATGCTTTACAAACAGCAGTCAATAGTAAAGCTAATTCTATTTCTCCTGCTTTAACTGGTACTCCAACTGCTCCAACAGCTAGTTCAGGAACTAATACATCACAACTTGCTACTACAGAGTTTGTAACTACTGCAGTTTTAAATGGTGGTGCTCCATCAGGTTTAATTGCTATGTGGTCAGGTTCTATTGCAACTATTCCTGCTGGTTGGTTATTATGTAATGGTACAAGTGGTACTCCTGATTTAAGAAATAGATTTATTGTAGGTGCTGGATCTACTTATGCAGTTGCAGCTACTGGTGGTAGTGCAGATGCTATAGTAGTTAGCCATACCCATACTGTGACTGATTCAGGTCATAGCCATACAACAGGAACAACAGGTAATAGTTACCTTGGTGACGTTTCAGGTGGTGGTGGTAGAACACATCCATCAGGTTCATCAGCAAATGTTACATCAACTTCTACAACAGGTATTTCTATTAATACAAGTGGTTCTAGTGGCACAAATGCTAACTTACCTCCATACTATGCTTTAGCATATATAATGAAGAGTTAATGAGTAAGATAGAATATGTAAATCTTCTTTATAGGATTTATGGAAGTCCTAAAGAGAATAAAAAGGAATTTATTGAAGAAGCATTAACTTGGGAATATTACCCAGTTTATAAGAATGATTTAGTAGTAGCTTTGTTTATGACTAAAGGGAATAATATCCATTGTGGATGTCTTCCTGAGTATAAAGGTAAGTGGTTTCCAATGAAAATGTATAAAAGATTATGTAAGAATATAATCTTAAAATATGGAAAAGCTGAAACATCTACTTTTCCTGAAACAAAAGAGTTCGTAGAAAGACTTGGGTTTAAGGAAGTAAGTAGAAATGAAAATGTTATTAATTTTATAAAAACAGAGGTTTAATATGAGTTTTGTATCAAAATTATTCGGTGGTAAAGATGCTCCTAAAGTCCCTGACTATGCTGCATCACCAATAACCACTCCGTATGGCACAGTGACCCCTTCAGGTGCTGGTGGTGTTAGTGTATCATTATCACCTGAATTACAGAAGTTTTTTAATTTATATACCTCTGCTGCTGAGAGAGCACTACCTTCAGAAGAACAATTAAGCTTTGCTGGTGATGTTTCTGAAATGGGGCAAGGTTTATTTTCTAGAGGTGCTGGTACAGATATTGGTGCTAAGACGAGAGAGTACTACAATCAAGTACTTGCTGGTATGGAACCACAAAGAGCTGAAGAAGAATCTAGACTTGCTAATACATTATTCTCACAAGGTCGCACAGGAGCTGGTGTTGGTGTTAGTGGTGGTTATATTAACCCTGAGCAATTTTCTTTATTTAAAGCAAGAGAAGAAGCTAATAGAAATATTTATTTAGGTGCTGAAGATAGAGCAAGGCAACAACAGATTGATGACCTTAGAAATGCTTTAGGTATCTATGGAACAGGTCAAGAACTTGCAACTGCACCATTAACAACTGCAGCTGGATTATTAGGAACTGGTATTAACATAGCAGGTCTTCCTTCACAATATATTCCGTATTCATTACAAGCTGGTCAAAATGTAACTGGTGTAAATCAAGTGAATGCTCAAATTGAAGCTCAAAATCAAGCTAATAGACTTGGCTTTTGGGGTGGTCTCATTGGTTCAACAGTTAATGCGTTTAATCCTCTCAGTAGGCTTGGTGGGTTATTTGGTAGTACTCCTGCTTCAAGTGGGGGTGGTGGCGGTGCATTTACTGGTGGAATTAGACTACCTAGATATTAATTAAGGAAAAATTATGGCTGGAATCGTACCTAGTTTATTTGGACCTACTCCACAAGAGTTAGAAACTCAAAGAAGACAACAACAAGCTGATCTACTAAAAGCTTATGCTGCTCAAGGTCCTAGAGCTGCTGCTGGAGCAGGTGTTGGCACATTAATTGGTCAAGGTCTTAATGCTTTATTTGGCACACAAGATCCTGAAATTAGAAGAGCCAATGATGTTTACAAAGTGCTACAAACTACTCAACAAGAACTAGGTTCAGGTGTCTCTGACCCTAATATTCTTTATCCTACTCTTCAAAAGAGATTCACAGAAGCAGGTTTTCCTGATGTTGCTGCTAAGGTAGCTGAAGAAGGTGCTTCTAAGATTATTGATTGGAATACTAAACAAGCTACTATTAAGCAAAAAGAATTTGATCTAAAACAAGATCAAGATGCTAAGACTGCTTTACAAGAATTAAATACTACAGCTGCAAAAGAGGGTAGAACTCCAACTACTGAAGAAATTATCAACACACTTTCAATTTACTTACCTGCTGAAAAACTTGCTCCATTATTACAAACTTCTGCTGATAAACAAGCATGGAGAGATATGGAAGTTAAACGCATGGAATTACAACATGAGGATAGACTTCTATTAGCTAAAGAAAGACAAGCAGATAAAAAAGAAATAGAAGCTATTAGACAAGAAAATAGAAAAGAACTAGAGCAATTAAAAGCTAGTCTTAATCCTAAAGGAACTAAAACATCTGTATTTGAAAGAGGTTATGCAAATAACTTTGTAACATCATCTGCTGAGCTTGTACCTGCTACTTCTAACTTAAACATCTTAACTCAAGGTGGTGTATCTCCTATTACAGCAGGTGTGTTCACTAACCTTAAAGGTACTGGTTTACTCTCAGCTACTGGTGCTGCATTCGGTAATACAATTACTTCTGCAGAAGCTGGGCAATATGAATCCATTATGCTTCCAGTGATACAAAACATTGGTACAATGCAAAATGCTGGTAGAAGAACTACAATTGCTCAATTAGATAATTTAAAGAATGCTCTTATTGCTAAACCTGGTCAACCGTATGTTGTTCAAATACAAAAGATGGGTGAACTTCGTCAGATTGCTGAAGCAGCTACTGAAGCTGCTATGGCTAACCCAGCTTTATCTGATGAACAAAAAGCATTAGTTAAAGCTAATCTAGAGAAAGTTAAAGCAGCTATTCCATTTACTGGAGCTGATGTAGCTAAGTTTAGTGTCTATTCTAAGAAGAATCCTAATGTTAAATTTAAAGATTGGTTAAAAACAAATGGTTCGGATAAGGATATTCCTGAAAAAGCACCTCAAGCAGCTTTAGATAAGTTAGCAAGTGATAGATCATTAGCTCCTGCATTTAAAGCTAAGTATGGATATTTACCTGAAGGATATTAAGCATGGCTGAAGCAAATCCGTTTGATAATTTAGAAACAACTACTCCTACTACAGGAGGTAATCCATTCGATCAATTTGATAGCCTTCCTACAGTTGATTTAGCTACAGTTGATTCTGCTGTTGAACAATCCACTCCTAGTGGTTTCTTTGATCCTACAGCACCACAAGACTTTAGTCTTAAAAATGTAGCTGTTGGTGCTGGTATTGGAGCTGGTGTAGGTACTTTAATTGGTGGTTTTCCATTCGGTACATTAGGTGGAGCTGTCTCAGGTGCCGCTGGCACTGGAGCTGGTGAAGTTAGTCGTACTATGGGTGCATCCCCTGCTACTCAAATAACTACAGAATTAATTGCTGGTGGTCTTCCAAGTGCTATTAAAAAGTTTGGTACTAAGGCATTAGGTTTAGTTACATGGAAAGGTGAAAGACTTTCTAATATGCTAAAGAGTACTACGGATGAAGAGTTTGCAGCATTAGCATCTAAAGAAAAGACTTTTGGTTCTCCTACATTTAAAGGTTTATACACAACAAAGAACTCTGACTTAACACAAAGTGCTTTAAAGAGTGACTTAGTTAATAGTGGTATTCAAGTAGCTGATGATGAACTTGCTTCTACAGCTGTTAGAAAACAATTATACTCTAATATGAAGGCTAACAATCCGTTTGTTAAGTCAACTGAATATGCTGAACTAGGTGATGAGATTGCTGCTTTAAGAGCTAGAAATCTTATTAGCCCTGCTGAAGAAAAGAACTTAGAGAAGATTCTAAAGAATCAACTTAATACTAATCCTAAGATAGCTAATACAGCTAATCAAGACATTCTTAACCTTATCCAAAATGGTGGTGCATACACTGTTGAAGGTCAAACAAAGACTATGATTTCTCCTGATGCTCAAAGAGTATTAAGAGATCAATTCAATAAGTATCTTGAAAGAAACACTGGTAAGAGAGGTTATGACTATCTAAAAGGAATTGAACAGCAAGAGTTTATTGCTTCTGCTAGAGATAGTATTCCTACACTAGTTGCTACTAAGTTTACTAAATTAGATGAGCCATATAAACTAGCTCTATCTAATATTGCTAAATCACCTGAAGGTAAGATGGAGTTTGCTAAAGCAGTTGATCAACACTTCTATAACTTAGGTGAGACAGTGGAAGTTGCTGGTAAGCAAGTAGGTAAAGAAATATCTCCTGATAAGCTTATGAAAGAGTTTATTCGTTTAAGACCTGCTATTGAAGAGAGTGGTGTAATGTCAAGAGTACAACTAGAGGAACTTACTAGAAGAATCTCAGGACTACCTGCTATGGCAGATAAAGCCCTATCTAAGAAGTATATCACTGACATCATTAGAGGATCATTAATTGGTGCTGGTGCATCTCAGGTTTCTAGTACTAGACCTGTAGTACTTCCTATGTAATAAAAAAGGGGCGTTAAGCCCCTTAATTATTTAGCCATCATATACAATCCTACATTTGCTAAAGCATATCCAAAATAGCAAAGACTCATTCCACTATTGCCTAGATAAAATTGTTCAGCACTTATATACGCATAGATGAGCCCTGTAATGATGATTAGTATATGACTCATTTACTCACCTTCTTCATCCCATTCTATCATAACTCTAAGAATTGCAAGATCAAGAAGGAGTATCCACCCCTTCCCTTTCCTACCAATCTGTTTATAGCTCATGTGTTCAAATCCTACATTAACTCCACTAATAAATTCTGATCCAAAATAATACATTAGTTTACCTCGCAAGTTCCACCAGCACAAGCCAAATTATCTTTAGCTTCTGTATGGTCGTCAGTTTCAATTACTTTCGTTAAGTCTATCTCTTGAAGATGTTTAAACATTTCATCAAAGGTTTCTTTAGTACAATCTTCAAATGGAGCTTGTTGATAAGTGCCTCCATTATAAGGTAGTACAGAGATACCAGTATAGTTATAACGATTCTCCCACATCCACTTACCACATTCTTCCCACTCATCATCTTTCAATGAAATGGTACAAGAAACATTGTGTTTATTATCACCTCTATCATGACCATAAGCTACCCACTCTAAGTTAAATTTCTTAACTCGTTCTAAGATTTCTTTATAGCTTTCAGTACGAAGGATAGAACCTTCAGGAGCTTTCTGAGGGAAACTCATAACAGCTTCTAAGTGAGGTTTCCATACACAGTCTTCAATTAAAGCAGGTACAGTTGAAGTCATATATCTGTATAATGGCTCATTCTTACCTACACGCATACGTCTAATATAGTAATCATTGTGCCAAGCATGAATACCACTACTGCTACCAAGTACCAAAGAAGTAGTCCCAGCAGGCTTGACAGTAGTAATTCTTGCAGACTCATTGATGCCAATAATCTTTGCAACTCGTTTATTTTCTTCTTTAGCCTCACCTGCAGCCTCCGCTAAGTTTAATTTAAGAACACCACCTGAAGCAATACCTGTCATAGAAACACCAAGTAGTGCATCCTCTTCAGAAGTTTCTTTCCATACACTTCTTAGATAATGGAAGTCAGTGTAGCCAGCTTGTAATGTACCAATGAATGCTGCAGCTCTAACACGAGCATTAAGTGTGTCTTGAGTTGTTACATCTGATACATTAACCTCAACTAGGTTACAATAGGAGTTAGGTCTTAAACTAATTTCAGCACATGGATTAGTACCTACATCATAGTTATTAGTCCAAAATACTCCAGGTTCACCTGCACCTGATTGTTCTACTCGTTTCCAAATAGAGAACCATTCTTCTTCTGTAATCTCTTCACGATTTAAAGCTACTGAATTATTAGCTCTACCTCGTTGTGGGTTAAGTTCCCACCAGTCACCACTCTTAGCTGACATCATATCCATATCATCTTTATCGAATAAAGAGATTAGGGCAGCTCTACGAATACCACCTGAGAGCACAGCATCAGCAATATGACAGATCATATCATGTACTTCGATAGGTTCTAGCTTACGACCAACAGCATTGTTTAATACACTACGAAGCTTATCTAAACAGATGCGTAATGGGTCAGGACCAGGAGCCTTACCACCTGAGGTGATTAGTCTAGCACCTTTAGGTCTAATGTCTCTAAAGTCAAATACTGGGTCAGATTTACCAAGTGTATAGGCTTTAATTAATACTTTAACAGCATCAGCCCAACCCTCAATAGAATCTCCTACCAAGAATCGTCGTTGTTTAGGGGATGGACCAACGATAGTAGGGAGTCTATCTGTATGTCTGCGTTGTACGCTAAAGCCCACACCACTTCCCCCAAGTAAGTTAAACATGGTCTCGCTGAAAACGGCAGGATGATCGACAGGGGAATAAGCACAATTGAACATACGATTATTACTGAGTTCAATAGGAGTGCCACCGAACTGTAAGCTACGCATAGAAGGCAATACTTGACGATTGTAAACATATTTGTAAACATCTTTAATTTCCTCTTTTAACTGTGGATACTTCTTCATGTGCATGACCATGTTACGACTTACTAATTCTTCCCAAGTTTCTCTGCGTTGGGCTTCAGGGACATACTTAGCATATTTATTAAATATGGTTATGTCACTTAATATCTTCTGACTTTTATCCATTATCTTCTTTCTTATAGCGTAGTTATATAAATTAATCGGAGGAAGTATTATCTCCAAGTTCCAATTCATTGACCAATCTCTCGAACCTATCTTCAATTTTGTCTTGGAAGGCATAGACTAAATCCTCAGTAGTAAGTCCAAGAAGGTCAATTAAATCTACTTCTGAAACTTGTTCAATAATCTTTTCTTGTAATTCAGTTAATGTTATCATGTTTTCAATTCTTTTAATAGTTCTACATAGTGAATGACTTTATCTAGGTCTTTAGATCCACCCTTGTCTTTCCATCTGCAGATATATTTAATTATGTTTCCCTCGATAAAAGGTATATTATTTTTAGTTATAAACTCTATGGGTTGTATAGTATATTTCTTATAATGATCTCCTTCTACTTGTTTTTTTAATGCACTCATTTCTTCACCTCTTCCTTTTCCATTTCTTTAATGACTTTATTAGATATAATGTTTCCAACAAAAGTTCCTGATGTATTCACAAGAAAATCTGCACAACCACTGCAACTTAGTATTAAACTTATTAGAATAATACTTCTTAATGTGTGTAACATATTATACACAATTAGTTACATTACCGCAAGTTGTACAGGTAATAATGCGACCATCTATAATAATGGTTTGTGTTTCACAAGCATAAACTTTTATTGCTACTAATGCTAGTACTATGATTGCTAATGTTTTCATTTGTTTTCCTTAAATACTCATTACTTTTAGAGAACCTTTTTCTTTAAGATTCTTATTATCTCTAAACCAATTACCACAAGCACGGCACTGATAGCGTTGATACTTACCTGCACTTGTTAAGTTAAATCCTCTTCTTTGGAAGTTCTTAGAAGAGCAAGTAGGGCAACATAAGTCAGTGTTGTCAAGAAGGTTATGATTGAGATGATTCTTAATCCAAGGTTTAAATCTCTCATAAACTTTCTCTAAAAGAATAACATCATTCTTATTGTACTCTTCCATAAGTTTCCATGCTTTAGGAATACCTGCCATACATTGTACCCATAACTCATGACCACTATGCTCAGTCTTCTTACCTAAACCCAATGATTGTGCTACATAGTCTAGTTTGTTAGATACAAACCTAAATCTACTTTTAGCTACAGTCAATAAGTCAATCTCTTTAAAAGGAGCTGGAGGAAACATTCCATGCAATAAAAATTCTTTATTTAGTGATGGAATATCAAATCGTTTCCCATTGTAGTGGATGACAGCATCAGCTTCATCAAGAAGCTTATGAATGCCAGCTAACATCTTCTTATCTCCACTTTTCTTTACAGAGTCAAATATCATTTTCTTGTCGCCTAGCCATTTTGCGGCATAGCACATTACATAGCTACTCTCTTGAAGTTGATTGAGACCAATGTTCTGATCCCATATACCCCATACATGAGCTACATTTGGAGCCATTTCTATATCTAATAATAATATCTTACTCGTCATAATGTTCTCCAGTGTTTCCGTTTTGACCTATAAGATCAATACGAGAAAGTTCTCCAGTTGATTTATGCAATTCATATTCAGGTAACATATCATCATTAGAAAGTTTTTGCTCTCTTATGCGTTTACCAAATATCCTATCCCAGTTGTCTTCTGCTTCTTTAGACAATGGTTTACTTCTAATTGAATCACCTGTTATATCATTTTTACTCATTGTATCTTTCCTTCAAATACCCAATCAGGAAGGTAGTGCAAGTATATCTCATGACCATCTTCCGTTTGTTCTAACACACAATTTCTTACTATATAATTTGCTACTATCTTTAATAATACTTCTTCTTCTTGTTCGTCTATCTCTACACTCTCGAAAGAGCCATCAGCTTTTAGTCCTTTTACTAACACGCTTTACCCTTTCCGTTTTTGTTTTTTCTTCATGACAACCTTTGCAGAGTACTTGTAAATTATCCGATGAACAAAAGAGCCGTGCAATAAATATATCCCACGACTCGAATCCTTTCTTAGGGCACACCACAGGAAGTATGTGATCCACCTGAACCTCCTTAGCAGGGAAATGCCCTTTGCATCCAGCACACTCATAGTGCATAGCCAAGCGTTGAGATTTATCGTTAATTTTTTTACCAACTTGAGCTTCTTTAAGAGATTCATATTTTGGAGGATACCTTCTAAATCCACCTCGTAAGGTAGAAGTTATAAATGATTTAAGACGACCTTCCGTCCATTCTTTATTCGCCATTAGCTAGTCTTTCAAAATGATGTTGATAGTCATCATCGAGTGATCTCAAGATGTATAAACATCTTCCATTCATTATCATCCACTCATCATTTTCATACATCTCTCTAACAGTAGAAAACATTTCTTGTTCTGTAAAACACTCAGCAAGAGCTTTCTTAGCCTTTACTGGTCCAATCCCTGCTATACCTTTTATGTTATCAGAAGTATCACCTGTCAATAGTTGTGTGTAAAAGTTTCTAAATCCAGTTTCTTCATCTACCTCATAGAATTCTTTTTTAACGAAGTTGTAGTGCTTTCCAGGCACTTGCAATAGGTCTTTATCTATGGAACAGATGATGCTAGATTCATTTTGATTAATACCAAGATAATCGTCTGCTTCCATTCCAGTAGCCACTGTTCCTTGCCAACTCTCTACAAGATAGTCTCGAAGAAATTGTAGGTGCTTAGGTTTGGTTGCAGTACGATTAGCCTTGTATTCAGGATAGACTTGCTTCCTGAAATTGTCAGGAGATGTCAAGAATAATTTATACTCAGATGCTTCCACCTCAGCTAAAGTATTCTCAATCATCTCGTTGACACGATAGACGGCAATAGCCTCGTTGTCATTCTCTGTGGTACAAGCCACACGAAATGCGAATATATCTCCGTCTAGTAAAGCTTCCATTAATCTACTTCGCCATCAGCTTCTTTAGAGAAGACATAAGCCTCGAATTGTTTAGCAGTGTTGATAACCTCACTTACTGGTTTACCTTGACCTAACAATTCCACCGCAGTTGATAGAGAAGATTGACGAATGATGTACACTTGTCGTCTAGCTCTTTCTTCTGCTGTCTCATAATTACTACCAATGACTTTACCACCGCCACCAGTTGACTTAGAAACTTCAACTCTAGGAGGTGCATCACCTTCTTTAGCAATAGCTTTCCATTGCCAGTAATCACCTTCTTTAACTGTGACTACATCGACACGATCACCTTTGGCATAGCCCTGAATATCCTTAAATACAGCAGGGTTACTAAATGACATAAGCTTCTTGCCTTGCACTTGACCTTGCTCATTCTTGAAACTAACTTGTAATGTCTGATATTGTCCCTTACCAGTTTTCACTGACTCAGGTGTTCCTACATCAATAATTTCTATAATCATACTATCTCCTTGTTTATTAGTCTTTTTATAAGACTATACATATATTATACCACATCTATACTACTTGTCAACCCAAACTTCCATATCTTTCCAATTATTTCCTACCTGTACTTCTGCTTTCATGGGAAGATTAAACTCAGTCCCAAACATCTTTTGAAAGTTCTTAGGTACATCTTCAAACACATCTAACATAGTTTTTGCTAGAGTATTAACATGACCACTATCACAATCGATAATAATGGAATCATGAACTGTATTAACAAGTCTCGCCTTTTCATAATTTAATTTCCTCATTCTGTTATATAAAGATACTCTAGCTATCGTCATCAAATCTGCCCCTAGCCCTTGAACAGGATAGTTTAAGATTGTGGTGCGAGGGAACACCTTCTCCCCTCGTCTTAGTTCAGGTTCAAACTGATAGATTCTACCAGTTGGAAGTATTACTTTTTTAGTTGTTGTTGCCTCTTGCATTAACTTCGTATGCCACTTGTGAAGTCCTTTATACTTGTTATAGAACTCGTCAATGACTCCTTGCCAAAACTTTTCACTCTTGCTTACTTCAGCAAAGTTAGGATCATTAGCATAAGAATAAGCCGAACCGCCATAGATGAGTCTAAAGACAAAGGTCTTTGCAATAAGTCTTGAGGGAAGCCCAAATCGAGTTTGATTATCAGTGTGTTGATCGACATTATTCCATATCTCTTCATAAGCTACCTTATCTTGACTTAAGAAAGCGGCACATCGCCACTCTAGTGCTGACGCATCACCCTGTATGAGCATCACTAAACTCTAACATAGCATCTGCAATACGATAGGCTTCTTCAGGAATGTTCTCTCGTCTTACATGGTCTGCAATAATTAATGCTTCCATAGCTTTTAATGCAATCTCATCTCTAGTCATTTAATGCTCCTTTTAATAATTGTCTAACATCATCACTCATCTCTGTTAATACATACTTAGCACCTAATTCTTTTACATAGCTCTCAAAGTCTCCAAGAGTATGGTAGAAGTAAGCTTCTTCTTCGCTGTTGTCAGGTGCATCATAATAATCACTCATAATTTTCTCCTAATATCGTGAATAAAACAGTTCTTTTATTTCTCCATCAAAATTTTGTAGATTCGGCTTTGAGGAACTAAGGCGACCAGTTCTAGCAACGCACTGGTTGAGTTGTCCATGTAGCGTACCTTTATGCCAACCTTGACTTTCTCTGAGTTCAGGGAGTCCTGAATAGTAAGTTCCTCTACGCTTTTCAAGTCCACTCCTTTTAAGGATAAGTTGAATAACTCCTTTAGAAACTCCTGAAGCCCTAAGACTTCTAAGCGTCTGTTCATCTGTGCTATAATACCCATCTTTCTTTAACTCACTTCCTTTTAATGGTTCTATCAATCGAGGCATATCATAGTGATGATCTACCCAACCCTCTTTGACTTGACCTTTTCTCTCACCAGTTTTATAAGTTCCAATAACTTCTTTCTTGGGTATAGTAATGCGTCCACCATACAAAAGACAACTGAGGTGATCTTTACTATTAAAATTAAAACCATCAATAGAAAAAGTCTTAGCCAATTCTTCATCCAATAATCTGACTTCCTCTTCCAATAAGGCACCAAGTTCTAAACTCCTATCTTCATCAAATAAAATTCCATTATACTCCATCTCTTCAAGAACAAGTAAGTCTTGATTGTGTAAACTAATCAATCGTTGTCGTTCTTGTGGTAGAGACATTACTTCTTCATACTGCCGTTTAAACACTGCCTCTGTTAATAACAAGTCTTGCTCTAAGTACTGCTCAAGAATGTCCTTAGGTACGTCAGTGGTGTCAATGCCGTTGCTCCAATACTCAGTAGCAACAACATCAAGCTTACTACCCAAACCATAGTACTCAGCGACACTATTAAGTGATGGGTAGGGATTCTGTTGGTTAGTGAGTATGAAATGTACCAACTGACAATCCCACACACGCTTATCCATAAAATTAATTCCATATTTTCTTATCCAATGCAAGTCGAACTTAATGTTAAAGCCAACAAGAATAGCGTCATTGTTAATGACACTCTGTATAGCGTTAAGTTTATCCCTGTACGGATTTCCACTATATTCAATATCAAATAAATTAGAAACATTATTATGATGAAGTCCGACATAGCAAAGTTTATTCCTTTCTGAGAATGGGTTTCCATTTACATCAATGGTTGTTTCTACATCTAAAATTATTGTATTCATATCTATATTCTATCACACATCTACATATCTTGCAATATCAGGTTTAATGACACAATCAAATTTACCATGTCTCATGTCAGGAATTGAATCAGAGTCACCAACTAACTTGTTCTTAGAAATACAGAAGTGTCTCATGTATTCTAAACCCTCGTCATTGGTTTTACCGATACCAAGAATCCAGTCTGCCTCAGCTTGTTTAGATGTCTTAGCATTGGCAACATTACCCATGTTGAGCCACTTAACTCCCTCACCTGTGCCGTCAGCTTGACACACTGCAATTACAGGGGCATAGTCTTTAGCCAACTCACGAGCCCATTGGTAGATAGCACCCAACATCAAGTCATTTCTATCTTGCTCAAATCCTTTAATCTTGTCAATCTGGTCAAAGATAATAAGACTAGGTTTAATCTGCTCACAAATCTTATTGACATCTTTGTAGCTGATTGAAGCTTGATCGAATATTTTAATCTTGTGTTGAGTCTTCTCAATAAACTTTTCTTTATTGCCTTTGAGGTCTCGATAGAGTTCAGGTAAAGATAATCCGAGTGAGGCTTGAATACATCTCATCATAACCTTAGTGCCTTGCTCCTCGTTATTGAACCAAAGAATATTACCTTCAGATTGTGTAGCCATGTGAGTGACTTCACTAGCCAAGAATGTTGTCTTCCCTGTTTCAGGTCTAGCAAACAAGAAACCAAAGTCCCCTTGTCTTAAACTACCCAAAGACTGATTGAGACAGTTTAAACGCCATCTAAGTCCTTTTGTAGTCACTTGTGATTGATACAACTCTTCCAAGTCATCTGTGACAAATGTAATCTCTTCCTCAAGAGGCTTGTCAATCTCCATCTTAGAAATCTTGTCAAGAATCTCGTTAAAGTCTTTACGACCCTCTGTGACTTCAAGAGCCATCTCTGCAACCTCACGAGCCATAACTGCTGATCTTTGCTTCTCAAGATATTCCTCGATACGAGTCTCATCAACTTCCAATGTACGAAGCTTCTCGAATATTGTATTGAAGATTTCTTTTTCAACATCTTTTAAGAATGGATAATCAGAAAAGAATTTTAGTTCTAGGTCGTCAATGGTGTATTGTTCTTTATCAGAAGATTCCTGTAAAGATTTAATGCAATAAAGAAGCTTGACAAGTTCTTTATTTGTTATTATAATATTATTTATATATTTATTATATATTATATTATTTAATATATATTTAATAATAATTAATTCTATCATACTTGTTTCTCCATGTCAATAACATTTAAATATTTTTTTATCTCTGATTCTGAATAACATTTTGGATCGAGATCAGTCCAAATTGTTCTAACTTCTTCAAAAAGTAATCTCGCATTTCCTGCTTGTTTAAGAGCCGAAAAATTTTTATCCTTGTCCAACCATACAAAAAGTTTTTTAAAGCGTTTAGAGAGCCTTAAAATGAGTTCTAGGGGTATTATTGAGTTATGTATAGGAACACTTGGTAGCACTCTACTAACTTTTATGGCAGAAATTGCGTCTTCTACAATAATTATGGTGTCACTTTGCATATTCTGCAAAATTGGTTCGTTATTCCTAATAATTCCTCTTGTAATATATTTAGCACCTAGTCCTGTGAAATTTCTAGCGTTTTGATAACTACCACCATCAAATACCAAATAGCCATCACTATCCCAAAAATAATTTTTATTGATTTCATCGTTAGTTAGTCCATATTTTTTTAAATAGGTCATACCTTTGCTATCCATAGTGCCACTATTGTTAAATTGAGTGAAAGGTTTTACCTCAACTTTAGTGTTTAACTTAGTTTTAAATCGTTCTATGATGTCACCCTTGTCAATATAACCACAAGCAAAGCAATATTTATGCGTGTCAGAATATACAGCTAGATTATTTCCTGATTTATCAGCACCATTGGCACTGCATTTAGGGCATCTCTCATTGTATAAAAAGTGACTCAAAATAAACATTCCTCATAGTCGTCTAAGTTAAAAGGTTTTGGTTTTTCTACTGCTAATTTAATTACATTCTTACCTTGTTCCTTGTGCCATTTAGCTTCTCTTGGTGACCATCTAAACTTTCGTATGATGTCGCCAAACTCATCTATGATAGCATAATTAAAGTCCACAGAAAGCCTCTGTTAGTTTCTTTGAATCATATTTATTCTCTTTATTATACACTTGTTTACTTCTCATGTCTTTGTATAATGGTGTGAGTTCTACATGATGAACATCTTTTAATTTAATGGTTTGTTGTAAGTCACTTGGTAGAAAAGTCCATATTTGACTTGATCTTAACTCGCCATTGGTATCAAACTCTTCATAAAGCCAGCAATCAGGTTTTTTCATTATCAGGTTTCCTTTGTATAGTCCAACTTATATCAGCGTTTATTGTATCATTCCATTTAACATCTTGTGTTGATAGGTGTTGAAAAGTATGAATAAATAATCTTATTGCCATCTTAAAGATTTTTAGATATTTCATAGTTCTTTCCATTCTAAAAAGTCATGGTGTTCTTCATCTGACGGCGTTTCTTTTGTAGCTAGGTCTTCTCGTTCAGTGTAAAGTAAATCATTTTGTATGTCATTTAAACAATAATTACATAAGTCTAAATATTCACCTGTTGTCTGACTTTTGCGTGTCGCCTCATAATCAGATAACAAAGCATTACAAGCAATACATCTCATTTTATACCCCAATCATTTTAGAAAGAATAACATTGATGTCTCTTGGCATACTGCGTGTTGGTCTTTGAAGAAGTGAAAAGGTTTTTCCATCTCGTTTAAACTTCGCTTGTGAATCCCAACCATAGCCCCAAAAGAAGTTAAAAGTATTTTTTGTCAAGTAAATTATTTTATACTCACCAAAGTTTTTAGTTTTTTGTTTCCATGCGTCGATCATGATGTGCCCCTATAAGTTTTAAATATTGTATTGCTTTACGATAAAAAATTAACTCCTCTCTTAACATTATACATCATCTCTTTCTGAAAGTCCATAGATTCTATAATAATCTTCTCTTAAATCTTCCAATTCAATGTTTAATTGTGTTTTAGCAAAGTCTTCAAAGGGTGGAATTTCCTCCACATTGTTTGCTAACACTCGAAAAGTGTCTAGTTCGTAAGTGTAATTAAAGTTTTTTTGTTTTGCTTTATAGGCTTTTAAATATGCGTCTGTTATATTGTCAGCTTCAACTACTATATATAACTTTTCGATATTTTCTGCATAAACTTTATACTTTTTCATTATAATATCTCCTAGTAAAAAATTAAATTGTCAATCTTTAAATCATTTTTATGTTTTTTAAGTTTAATTGAATCATCATAAAAATACAATCTATTTCCAATAATGTTTTCAGGTTTAAACCACACTTTCCACGCTATAAGCTTTGTTTTTAAGAAATCCTCTTGCGTAGCCTCTTTATGTGTTTGATCTTCAATACCTAAAAACTGTCCTTTTTGGTGTATTACTTCGCAAGGGGTTTTCCCAAATTGTTTATGTTTGGCTCTATTTAAGATGATCTCACCCACTGCTTTTTTGGCTTTTTCGCTTTGTGTGTGTGCCTCATGGTAAATTGCAACACTCATGCAGGTTAGTTGACTATCAATGTAATTTATGTCCATGCTTTAACCTCCTCTATCTCTGCGAAGTCATAAGATAGTTTAGCGTCTTTTGCATAGTCCATGGCATAATCGTTCACTATGTCCCTTGCATACTCTTCGTTTTTAGCGTCAACTGTCATATCAAAATAACCATTGTAATATATTCGTATTTTGTAAGATTTCATTTTGATTCCTCTTCTAAAGCTTTCCATTCGTCATAATGATATTCTTCAAGCCAATCCCAAAAGGCACCATTATCCATTAATAATAAGTAAGCGTCTTCATGCGTAGCTAAATCTGCGTCATAACAATATTTTGCAAAGTCATACTCGTATTTATTTAATAGTTCGTCTTCAGTCATTTTTAATCCTCCGTAGGTTCAAATTTAGGGCAAGTATAACTATTGTCTTGATAGTCAATAGCGTTCATAACTGCATTTTCTATTAAGTAATATAACTCCTCGCCTTTTTCTGTGTTTTGTGTGCATCTTATAGAACTTCCTGCATGGTTTGGGTCTTCCTCTACCATAACATCATAAAGACCTAAATGTTCTATAACTTCCCAGTAAACACTATCTGCAATAGTGCATACTTGATCAAGTTCTAAAATGTTCGTCGTCATTTTCTACTTCCTCCAAATAGTTTAAAAAGTCCTCTATGTCACTCATTATATGGCTAGGCAAATCAACATTTTTTTCTTCCGTGCCGTCTTCCCATACTATGTTAAAATTCCATGCTTTAATTTTCATTTTATAAAATCCTCCCTGTTGTATTTTCAATAAGTTTATTTAGTAAATGTTCATAAGGCTTATCTAGTTTTTTAGCGTTATATATCTCTTCAATAAGTGCGATAGTGCCTTGATCAACTACTTCATAATATCTCTCTTCTAACTCTTCGAATAAGTCCGAATCCTCTATATAAGATAGATCAATTTCGATGTCTTGATTAATAGTGTGTGTTATTTTCATTTTGATGCCTCCAATGATGAAAATGTTTTTGTTATGTTTATAACATATTCCTCATGATCATTCACAAGGTGGATTCGTGCATTATCATGATCAACGTAAGAATGTTGAAAATCATTCACAAAATCCGTTCCTATATGATGATCATTCTTAAAAATTAAGTCGTATACATCGCCAATTATATCGCCGTCAAAGTGTCTCATTTTATAGTCCTTTCAAATAGTCATTATAGTTTTTTATTTGTGATTTTGATAGTTTATTTTTTGAATAGTCCTCATGAAATTGGTTTTCATTTGTCTTATCTATACAAACTATTGACAAAATATGATTTCCATACTTTTCGCATAAGTTTTCCATGAATGCTTTAGTATTTAAATCACCATCAAACTTTGTGTTAGCTATATCTAAAATAAATCTTGGCATTTTTATTTCCTCTCTTTAGTTAGAATTGCATTATACTTCATTAATTGATAATAAGCCTTAAATAATAGATAATTCATATTAAAATTGTCTGAATACATAATAAGTTTTTCCGTCAGTCTCATGTGACCCTAGCGTCCATGTGTTAGCACTCAAAAAGTCCTCAATCTCTTCCTCTAAAGATGATTCATTGTCTTTGTCATACTCTACCCCATAAGCGTTTTGAATCTCTTCCGCTGTCATTTCACTATAATCACAGCATAAGGCAATTACGTCTAGTTCTATCTTTTCCCCTGTGTCAACCTCATATTGTTCTAATTCATTGAAAAGAATGCCTAAACCCTCATAGCTAAATTGATTTCCCCTATCCATGCGGTGAAAAGCATCTCTAAAAGAATATTCATTAATGTCTTGATACATATTAAACCCCCTATAATTTATAATTAATTAGCATAATCCGCATATAGATTGAGTTCTAGGCTCAATAGTATATTGTTTTTTACCATGTCCGCAGGCTTCCATGAATTTTTCTGTATCGAAATTATAATTATAATCCATGAATTTAATAGCTAACTCAAGGCATAGGCTTCTGTCCGCTTGATTAAATTTAAGAATCCCTGCTATTGCTTCAAAATGTTGTCTTGTCATACTCATGTTAAAAACCTCCTAATATAAAGAATAAGAACATATAAAGATTTATTGCACCTACTAGAAACCATAATATATACGAAATTTTCATTTGTCAACCCCTTTTTAATAATTATTATTTACATATTCTATTAATTGAGATTTAATAGCTAATTGATCTACATTGGTATGATCGGCATTAATTAGGCTAGTAAATAGGCTAGTATAGCCGTCATCATCTGTTAGTAGATGACTATCTATTAATGTCTCATTGACTACCATGCTATGAATTGATCTAGCTAACGCATAATTTATATTCATTTTTAATACCCCTTTATTTAATAAGTATAGTTAGTTTAATTAAGTTTTTTATTTTGTCAAGTGTTTTTATAAATATTTATAGAAAAAAAAAGAGGGCTAAAAAGCCCCCTTATTTTGTCCATATCTCGCCATTGTCATCAAGAATAGTTATAACATTGGTATAACCAGCTTTAAAAATACCCTCTTCCGCCTCAACTTTATATTGCTGGTTCTTACCCTCAAACTTGAGCATATTCATCGTCTCAATGTCATTGGTAATAAATACTTGAGGTTCTTCAAATAAAGAGTGCCATGTTATTTGATATTTAAATGTTGTCATAATATATACTCCTATTAATTGATAAAAGAATCAAACTACATGACCATAATATCAAACTATTTCAAAATGTCAACAATTATTTTCAAATTTATTTGAATATTCTGATT